GCAGAGAAGTCTATCGAGAGTCCAACCTTTATCATTTCCGCGCATGAAACTCCTAAAGAAATAGGGGTAGTCGTCTAGGCTACCCCTTGTTATGTTCGAGTTGAGCGTTGCTTGTTAGTTAGGAAGGAGGAAAATTAAGCTGCGGCGTGAACTGAAAAGATTGAAAGAACCGTCCGTGGTTCCGTCTCACCAGTACGAATGAACGGCACGTATTCGCCAGAGGTCGCATCCTTGCGCGTCTCCGCAACAAGGGCTGCGCCAAAACGGTTGTTGTTGCTATTCGCAACACGGTTAAGATAATCGGGGACTGATTCGCCCGGAAGAACATCCACTCCAAGGGCCAACTCAAGCTTCTTAAGAGCCTGAGCACTCCATGTCATAGACTTGCCGCTCTTTGAAACGGCGGTTGGGTCAGGATAATTCCAGAAGGCTCGCCTGCCTGCAAACTCACCCTCTGCAATCGCGGCAGACACATTCAACTCTTCTACGTCATTGTACTTATTGATTCGAAGAAGCGCGCCCGGTAGCAACTGCCAAGTATAATCCCCGGCAGGAACCGCAGCAGGCTTTTCAATCTTAACTTCATCAAGTCGCAAATCTACGAAAGGCATTTATTCTTTTCCTCCAATTTTTGTCCAAGGGAATGTTGTGTTATCTTGGGGGGCAATCGCTATACAAACCTGTTCAAAGAACGGACAAGTTTCAGGTCCTTCTTGACTTAGAATTGTAAAAATAAGTCCCTCCTCTAAATCAAAAGAGGCTTCAACATCAGTCTTTGTAGCTTCGAGTGTAGAATACGGACCCAAAATATTAATATTATTGTCCTTCAATCCATCCTGTATCACTCCAAAGTATTGCTTTTTCAACGCACTCCTCCTCTTAAAGTTTTACAGGGCCTTAACATCGGTCTTTACAGTATTAGCTGCGGCAATGACCTTGTTTAAATCTGAAACAACCTTAGAGTAGTAGAAATACACAAACGCTCCACCGCCAACCAAACCAACCACTAGACCACCAAAAAATCCAAACATAGTTTATTTTCCTCCTTTAAGGAAATTATGGGAGAGTCTACAGTGAGTGCCATCCGGCACCCCCACCCACGCGGTCCTAGGGTCGGAGGTTGCCGCGTTTTATCTGCTTGACTCTCCCAAATTTGAAGGGGAATCGTCCTGCGCCTCATCCGAGGCCCACCCGGAGCTTTTCGAAATAGGGTCAGATTCCGCCACATTTAAGTGGTCGCTCCAATGCAGTTTTGATTCCCCAAACTCGTTTACTTTCTCCCTCGGCCTACAGTTTCTTTTCCCTTGTGGGAGCTATTCCAAATCTTTGCAGCCTTAGCTTGTGCGGCCTGTTTAGAAAGACCTTCTTTGATGAACTTGTCTCGCATCTCCTCATATTCTTTAGGCACAGAGATATCCTTGACCTTTCACACAACCGTTGCGCTTTCTTTCAAACTCTAGATAATATGTTTCTAGATATTTTAATAGGTCTGGAAGACGATTGAAGACGGTAACTTCGCTGTTCTCAACCATATTAGTAGTATAGAAATCTACTATGTATCCGTTAGATACTGTACGAACATAGATACTTCTTGGAGTATCCATTTACTTTTTCACCTCTAAGCAATCCTCGTATGCCTTAACCGCCCGGTTCAAGATGTCGTTAAACGTTCCACTTCCGGTCTTCAAATCATAAATCAATTCGGCTGGAAGGAAGCTACCACCATCTTGAGCTACACTCAATCGGTTCTTAGCTAGAAATCCTCCACTAGGCTCCGTAAGCCAGTAGCGTTCTGTATAGCGACTCTTCGCATCCCGTGGGTCCTTGAGTACAGACCGCGTGCGACCAAGTAGAACAATGTCGAACATGGCAGTGGAACCCAAAAACATCTGTCCTGCCAAGTCCGGTCCGATAAGCATTTCGCCTTGTCCATTTTCCGGGTCAGGCTTATCAATTCGGAGTCCGCTGGTGCAAACTGTATGTCGTGGTTGGTCAAGAAGTTTCCTCACAAGCTTACGGGTCAACTCTCCCATCACCCCGTAATCATCCAATTCGGGCACACCCAATGCACGCTTCTGGGACTCTCCCTTTTGACGAGGCATAGATAATGCTTTTTCTTTGATAAAGGTTCGTACCATATCGCTAAGGGAATCGAGCACATCGGTGTCATATCCCTTACTAATGGTTCCTGAACAGAAGGCTTCAAAATCGTTATAGTTGCTGAGTGGCACATAATCCACCGCTTTTTGGGCTACAGACATCAAACCTTGCCCATGTCCCGTCTCACAAGCTCCTATTAGCGGCTTGGGGGCATTGGCAGCGAACGTAGTCTTCCCAAATCCCGGTTGGCTCACACAAAGAATCTTAAGCTTAAGGTTAACCGGGTCAATAAGTTCCTTCGAACTACGAATTACAAGTGCCAAGTTTTCTCCTCACATACTCCAAGGGCCAATTTCGTTCCCGCTCCCTAACCTGCTCTGCTTCTTCATCTGACAATGTAATTTGGCAAAAGAAGTCCTTTTCTTGCAACAAGATAGCGGTCATCAAACTCTTGTTCTGCGACATTCTATCAGGAGCCAGTTTGGACATTATAAGCCTTTTAGAATGTTAGATTTAGGGCTGCCCTACAGGAAAGCCAATGGTCTGACCTGCCGACAGCCCCATGTGTGTGGCATATGTTGTTAGCCAAGAACGTCGGTTGTTATGCCGTGTTCTTACACCATAAATAGGTCCAAAAATCAAGGAAAAATCACAGAGCCTCATGCTTTTTTCGTGAATTTCTGCAACATTCTCACGATTTTCTGATAGGTAGCCCTAGCCCATTCCGGGCTTTCATTAAAGACTTTGCTTAGTTCAACTTCTGTGAAACCTTCCAACTTGAAGTGTAAAAACAAATCATCAGCTTCTGAAAGCGTTTCCCTAAACCGTTGTAAATCAAGGTGCTTATTGAAGCTAACGTAGGGATGAGAGTCAATACCAGTCTCCACAGTCTCATCGTCGAAGTCCATGTTAGTCCGTTGAAGAGTTTTAGCAGTAGTAGTGTTTACAACCTTACGTGCCCACGTAGCGAAAGAGGAGTTACCGGAAAAATTTGGCAGGTCTTCCCAAATTTGTAGACAGGCATCCTGAACCAAATCATTGACGCCAAGATACATTTCTCCATCACCACGCTTGATTGTACGCTCTTGTCTACGACTGGATTCAGCGGAGATTTGAAAGTCTTTTCCTAGTAAACTAGCACAATACACCCATAAAGATGAGCCAAATATATCCTTAGTTTCGTCGGTGGGTTAATCGCCAAAGGACATAGGCTTCATTTAGCTTTATGGCTTTCTGTTTCATTACTTCAATTGGGGAACTACTCTGCATAAGTACTCCTTTGTGGACTCCTGTGGAACTTACTGCGGGGCGGACCCGGAGGGGTGGGTTATTTATCTGCTTTGGAACAATCCATCTTGTGAAAGCCCTTCTTTCCACACTCGGGACAGGCTAATTCCTTTTGCATTTTTAGGATGAGGTCAACGTTACCCCAACAACAGCCGTCACAGGTATGAACATGGTAGGAATGCCCAACTCCGTGCTCACAAAGGATTTCATCGTCACCATCGTCACCAATTATGTGCATTTTGGACCTCGACTTTGGTATTTGTCTGGATGTGAAACAAACTTGTCAAACTCAATGGGCATGTAGTTCGTGTACTCGACGGCAAATAGACGCTGCCAAGGATGCTTAAGTCTTCGTTTCTGCCAAGCATCTACTCTCGGACCTAGTTCAGGTGCCATTGGGTCTTGTGGTGTGAACCCATGCCAGATATTGTGCAGGTGCCCGTGGATGTTCAACTCGCATCCATCTGCAAGGCTAGTAGATGGTTCATGCGTAAGCCAGCAATTTCTAAACTTCATCCCATCACACGCAAAGCTAAACCCATGTTCCATCCACCACGTACAGGACTTTGAACGGTCATGGTTCCCGCGAATCAGCACTTTGCGACCCGGCCAGTCACAAAGCCACGGAGGTTCCTTCCCAATAAAAACATCCCCAAGGTGAATCAGTAAGTCCTCTTGTTTCAACGTGTTACGAAGATTTCGAAGGATAACCTCGGTAAAGTCTTTCGGTCTATCGCAATAAGTCGCAATGTTAGCGTGGTTAAAGTGCGTGTCAGCAATGAGATAAACCTTCATTTTACCTTCTTCAATGTAGTTGTCGTACCAGTCCTGAACGGGGATGATGTCAGGCGACTTCTCAAACCTATTAATCGTAATTAGCTTCTTCTTTCTCTACAATCTTATTGGAAAGTTGTTTCCAACCCATTAACATCTTAATGTAAGTATATACCTTACCGTCAGCGCCTAAGCCAACTATAGAATAGGTTGTTTGACCATTCATTCCTTGCCACGGAGCAATTTCAATTTGGGTTAATTTTACTCTTTCCATATCCCCCACCTCAAATGGGTCCTAATTACTAAGCCGAAAAATCTCTAATTAATCTATTAAGAGCAATACAAATCTCGTTCGCTTGGTCTTTGTCTAGGGTTCTAGCATAGATACCATACTGGTCGCCTTCTGTAAGACGAATTTTTGGAACAAGTTCCATGATATCTAATATGAGTTTATCTTTTTCGAGTGCTGTCATCTTCCCTCCGAAAAATCCGCTTATATAAAGGATGCAATTTTGGGGCCGTTCGCGCCGAAAAAAAAATGACCGCGCCTGCGCGAGTTATTGAATAATGTCTATGCCCCCGAGTTTGAGATACGGTTTTTTCGTTTCGTACTTCTCATCACGAATAGATTTTGACCATCCGTACAAACACGGGAGGTAAAAGGGGCAGCTTCCCCATGTCCAGCACTCCTCCCGATTATCCGGCCACTCACCTTCTTTGAAACACCTCTGATATTGTTCAATCTGACACGCGACAATCGAAATGTCCCTAACTGCTTTGTTTACTTGGGCTTGCGTGCGTTCAAGCTTCTGACGGTCAGGAAACTCCGGGCCGACTTGTCCCTTCGGACTTGGCCTGCGACATACATTCACGATGAAGTTTATGTCCTCTGGCTTGCGGTTGTAAATCTTGGATGCCGCCCAGACATAAAGGGTTGCTTGGTCCCGTGCAGCCCACTTTTGCGGAAGGTTGGACTTAGCAGTTCGCTGTT